AGTGGTTTTATTATGAAAGATTTAACTGTGATTAAGTGCCCAGTATGTGGTACAAATTATTTACCTTCAGAGGTATTTTATCCAGAAAGTTTTTTCGGTAAACAACAAGATATTACAAGGAATGCTTCAGGAGAAATTGAATTTTATTTAGGAGATGATCCAGATTATAATGAAGAATTTGTTTGTGAATCATGCTTATCAAAACTTAAAATACATGCAAATTTAATATTTAATGTAGAAGTTGATAATGGTGAAAATTTTGATGAAGATTATAGTACACCAATAAATAAACCTAAGAAAATTAAACTTGATGAAACAGAGTTATTCTAGTGATTTATATAACAGAGATAAAGTCATTCAAATGCCCAGGTGAAACATCTTTAAGAATAGATTTTGAATTTAATCAAGAAGTAATAAATATTCTTAAGCAATCAGATGGGGCTATTTGACATAAAACACAAAAATTCTGGGAAGCGCCAGCGAATCAGCTGGCTTTTTTGATTGATAACTTTACTTATTTAGATGATATTTCTTTTAGCTGCTTTAAAGATGAAGCAAAAAATAATTATGATCTAACTTTAAAGTATAAAACAGAGCCTTTTGATTATCAATTAGAAGGAATTAAATGAATGCTTAATAATCCTAATGTACTTTTACAAGATCCTCCAGGATTAGGAAAAACACTTCAGGTCATATATCTAGCAGAAGAATTAAAGGCACAAGAAAATTATGAACACTGTTTAATACTCTGTGGAATTAATTCTCTTAAAAATAACTGGAAAAAAGAAATATTAAAACATTCAAATGAATCTTGTGTTATAATAGGTGAAAAGATAAATAGTAAAGGCAAAGTATCTTATACATCAATAAAAGATAGAGCAGAACAACTATATAATAAAATAAATGAATACTTTGTAATATTAAATGTAGAGTCTCTTAGAGATAATTTAATAATAGATGCTATAAGGGACAGTCATAATAAGTTTGATTTAATTTGTTTTGATGAAGTTCATAGGGCAAAATCGCCTACATCGCAGCAAGGTAAAAATTTACTTAAAATTTCAAAAGTTGGTAAAAGACATATTGGAATGACAGGCACTCTTTTACTTAATTCACCTTTAGATGCATTTGTACCATTGAAATTTATAGGTAAAGAAAACTCTACATGAACAAATTTTAAAAATTATTATTGTGTATATGAACAAAAATTCGGTCATAACCAAATAGTTGCATATAAAAATATAAATGTTCTTAAAGAAGAAATTGATTCATGTTCATTAAGAAGAGATAAGTCAATTCTTAATTTACCTCCTAAAACAATTATTCCAGAGTTTATAGATATGGACTCAACACAACAAAAGTTCTATGAGGATATGATGAATGGAATTGTTGATGATATTGATAAAGTTAAAATAAATACAACTAATCTTTTAGGAATGATAACTAGATTAAGACAAGCAACATCAGCTCCATCAGTATTAAGTTCTTCTGAAATAATTCCAACAAAAATTGAAAGAGCAATTGATCTTATAGAAGAAATAATAAGTGGCGGAGAGAAAGTAGTTGTATTTTCTTATTTTAAAGAACCTTTATATATTTTACAAGACAAGCTTAAGCAATATAAGCCTCTTATAGGAACAGGAGATCTTGATGATAAGCAAGTCTCAGATAATATAGATAAGTTTCAAAACGATCCTGAATATAAAGTATTTTTAGGAACTGTTCAAAAAGTTGGAACTGGTCAGACTTTGACAGCTGCAACATACATGATTCATTTAGATACATCATGAACATGGGCAGACTTTGATCAAGCTTGTGATCGTATATGAAGAATAGGATCAGAAAGACCAGTAATTATTTATAATTTGATATGTAATGGAACAATAGATGAAAGAGTATGAAATCTTTTAAATAGAAAGAAAAATATTTCAGATTATATGATAGATGGTAAAGTAAATGACTTGGAAGAGTTAAAAGAGCTTCTTGGGATTTAACAAGTGACACAGGAGATTATTTTATTAGTTTTAAGGTATTTATATATATATAATTTAATAAATAGTCACCAGACGGCCTCAAATTGCCTCAAATCTTGTGTAAATTTAGTTTACATGAACATGTATTGTGATATAATGATAATGTAAAAGGAAGAGGTAAGAAACATGAAAAGATTTATTTATGAAATTTATTACAAAAACGGTATGTATCATGCAACTGAATATTGGGAAGCAAAGAATTATAGAGAAGCAAAGAAAGAAATCATGGCTGCTTACTCAGATGATTACTACAAAAATGTAGAACCATGCACAATCACAATGATTGCGGAGATCAAATATGAAGACTACAGCTGTGAAGAATAATGCTACTCCAACTGGAGTTAAGTATTATGAAAAGTTTTCAACATTTGTTGAATATAGTTACAAAGGTCATAAATATGAAGTTGAATATCCTAATTCAATAGATTATTGTATCACAGCTCCATCAATTCAACATAAATTAGCACAAGAAAATATTGATGATCAGATCAATCATAAATCAAATGAAGAATCATCTCAAATAGGATTAGATATGTTCTTCGAAATAACAGAATAAGGTATGTAAATTAGTTTACATACCTTTTTATTTTTGATACAATAATAATGTAAAGAGGTAAGATATGGAAAAGTTTGAAGGTGTAGTTAAGTTTGTTAATGAATATCATTTCGCAACATATTATGGATACAGACCAGTAGATAATTACATCTACAAGTTTGAAGATGGCACTGGAAAAGTATATGTTTGGAAAACAACTAATATTCTTATGGTTGAAGGAAAAGAAATTGGTGGTTTAACTCCATCTTCTGAAATATTTCCGACAAAAGGTTCTGTTGTTAAAATTAAAGCCTCTATCAAAGGTGAAGGTGAATATAAAGATGAAAAGCAGACTCTTCTTACAAGAGTTAAACTTCTTGAAATTGTTGAAAGACAATTGACAAAAGAAGAAAGAGATGAGTTAAAAGCTCAAGAGCAAATGGAATCTCTTAAAGATGGCGACTTTGTTTGGAATATGCCTTATAAACAGTATAAATCACATTATGCAGATTGTGAAACTGTTGCTGGATCGTTTAAAGAAGGAAGCTATGGAAGAAGAGTATATACTCCATCAACTATCTCTGTCATTATTCGTGAAGGAAGATTAAAGAACTCTGGCGTTCGTGGCGAACATTACAGTGGTTATAGATTCATCAATGAAAAAGGTGAACACGTAACTTACAGAGCTGTTTCTGTTGATAATGCTGAGAAAAGAGTCAATAAAGATTATCCTAATCATGAATGGACTCTTGATAAAGTGTATGAGTATCATACAGATCCTATTTGGTAAATTTAGTTTACCTTCATAGGATTTTTTATTATAATTTCATTAGGAGGTAAGATATGACAACATATAGAAGTAATGCACGATTTATAAGTAAAAATGGTAATGTTGAGTGCTATGAATACAGAGGAATTCAATACAACATAGAACTTGACAATCAAGTTCCAGTTGAACTTCAGCATAAGTATGAACAAGATTTTATCGATTACTATAAATATAAGGAATATGAAGCCCAGATTCAAGATTATCTTGAAGAAGAATATGAGGAGGACTTTTGTTAATGTCAAACGTTTTAGTTGTACACCCTGATGATAGAAGTACAGATTTCCTGAAACTTATCTATGATGGAAAAGGTTATGATGTAGTTAATTTTAAAGACGCATTTAAAGTAGATGCTCTTAAGTTTCATCCAGAAGAATGTAAAGAATTTGTTAGAGAACAAATTAGATTACACGATAAGATTATTATGCTAGGTCATGGAACTCCTAATGGTCTTCTTAACCCAAGATTAGGTGGTTATATTGTCGATGATTCATTTGTTGATATGTTAAAGGATAAAGAATGTGTATCTATTTGGTGTTATAGTGACATGTTCTTTAGACAGAATAATATTTTCAGAAATGAATTTCATACAGGCATGATCATTAGTGAAACATTAGAACAGCTAATGATGCTTGGTAGAGTATATCTTGATCATGAAGAACAGCTCAAAAACATGGAATTGTTTAGTAGAGTCGTAGGTGAATGTATTGAAAAATCTCCTGAAGAAATGAAAGAACATGTACTTAAGTATTATGTAGGAGATGATCCTGTTACAAAGTTTAATAGAAAGAACATATTGGTATTTTAAATGTTAGAGCAGATTTATAATAGTTATCGTAAGAAAGCTGATTTTATCAACTGGAAAGAGTATGATCAAAATCAACTTTTTTATGAATACATTAAACATGAAAATGATGATTTAGCAGAATATTTTTTCGCTGGAATTGTCTGCAGATTTTGGGGATATGCTGGTAGAGTTTATGTACAATGCAATAGACATGTTACATTTGAAGAATGCCATGATTGTGTAATTGATACAATAAGATATGTATTAAATAAAAGAGTATGGGAAAATCCTGAAAGTTCTTTGTATGGTGATTATGCTGCACCTGATAAAGCATTTCATATTGCATTAAAAAGACAAAGAAGTATAATGCTATCTAGATTAAATGCTTATAGGAGAAAATCTAATTTTAATACTTTAAGTATCGATGGAGTTCATGAAGAATTTAATGATGCTACAGACGGACTTTTATTTAATATGGAATCTAGTGAAATAGATACTGTTAGAATATTTATTTCTGAGTTCTTTGAAAAAGGTGATATTTTGTCAGGTTTACTTTTAGATATTATTTGTTATAATAATTATGATAAGTATGATGAAAAGAAAATTGTTAAAGATTTAAAAAGTTTAACAAATGATTATTTTGATTACTATCATGATTACTATGGAGTGACAGAAGATGATTTTAAAAAGTCTTTAAATACAATTAATAAGTTATCTTCAAAAATGTTAAAAATGAAATTAAAATCTTTATTATTTTATATTAGGAAGGAAGGACTCTTCAATGGAAATTAAAGAAGAGAATTATGTAAATATTCAAGGATGGATGCTTAGTAAATTAAAGTTAAAAGGTATTCCTTTGATTATTTATGCAATTATTTATGGATTTTGTCAAGATGGAAGTAGCTGTTATAATGGTAGTTTAGAGTATTTGCAAGGATGGACAAATGGTACAAGACAAGGAGTAATTAAAGCAATTAAGCAGTTAATGAATGATGGACTTATTATTAAAGAAGATTGTAAACCTAATAATAAGTACAGAATCAATGTAAACAAAGTTACAGATGAAAGTAAACAAAGTTTACATGAAGTAAGTAAACAAAATTTACAGAATAATATAGATATTAATAATAAAATAGATAATAAATATAATAAAGATAAAGAATTACAAGAAAAAGTAGATCTTATTATCAATTATTTTAATAAAAAATGTGGTAGTAAATTTAGATCATCATCAGCTGGTGCAAAGCGTATCATTAAGGCTCGTTTAAATGAAGGATATCAAATTCAAGATTTTTATACTGTAATAGATTTTAAATGGCATGAATGGGGTGAACATCCTGTCATGTTTTCGACTGGTCAGTTAAGTAGTATTTATTTAAGGCCTAGTACATTATTTGGTAATAAGATGGAAGAATATTTACATCAAGCTTGGATGATGGAGACTTCAGAGGGATTTATTGATTCTAAACCTAAATCAGCAGAAAAATTAGAAGAAAGGTCAAATTTAGTATTTTAGTTTACAATCTCTTTGTTAATGTTTATTATTAATCCTGAAAGGAGATCTATGTCATTAGTAGAAACTTATTTAAACAATTCTTTAATACCGAAAAGATATTTAAGACAGATATCATTAATTCCAGCAAAAGTAGATGAACAAACATTTAGAGAATTAAATGATATTAGAGATAATATTGTAGAGTTTGTAGATAAAGGTGAAAATCTTTTGATATGTTCAAATAATGTTGGAAATGGAAAAACTACTTGAGCAATTAAATTATTGAAAGAGTATGTTTTAGAAGTTGGAAATATAAAATTTAAAAATAATTGTCCAATTTTATTTATTAATGTAACAAACTTTTTAAATGAAAAGAAATTAGCAATTAGCGATCCTGAATTGCATAGTAAAGTTATTGATACAGAAAGAAAGATTTTATCAGCGAAGTTGGTAGTATTTGATGATTTAGGTGTTAAGGATATCAGTCAGTTCGATATGGGTAATTTGTATTATTGGATTGATGAGAGAACAAACAATATGAAGAGTTGTATTTTTACATCAAATCTCATGCCAAAGCAGCTTAAACAAGTTTTAGATGAAAGACTTTATAGTAGAATTGTTAAGTATTCTACGATTAAAGAAATTAAAGATGGTGATAATAGAAATGTAGGTGAATATAAATGTTAGTACAGTTACAGATTCTTAATTTAATATTAGCGACAAAAAGTATTAGTATTATTTTAGATAATGGTTTAACTGTAGATTATTTTCCAAACTTTCGAAATGAATTTAATTTTATTTATAATCATTATAAGACATATAATCAAGTACCGGATTTAGAAACATTTATCAAGTCATTTCCTGATTTTGAAGTTTTACAAGTTAATGAATCTGTTGATTATTTAATTGATGAGTTATATAAAGGAAAGAATGAAAATTTCTTAGCAGACACTTTTAATAAGATTAGAGATTTATTAATTAAAGGTGACACTGATGCTGCGATGGATTTGTTATCTAAATCAGCTGATAAAGCTTCTGAAAGTAAACATTTAGATGCAGTAGATATTTTAAGTGATACTTCAAGATATGATGAATATTTGGATAAGTGTTCTAATTTAACGAATTATTATGTTACAACAGGATTTAAAGAATTAGATCAAATTCTTGGTGGTTGGGATAGAAAGAATGAATATGCAACTATTATTGCAAGATCTGGTCAAGGTAAGTCATGGTGTTTATTAAAATCAATTGTTGCTGCAGCAAATAGAGGATTGACAGTAGGATTATATTCAGGTGAAATTGAGTTAAATAAAGTCAGTTTTAGAATGGATACATTAATGTCACATATCTCAAATACAAAGATTATTAGAGGTAATGTTGATGTTGGTGTTCAGTATAAAAATTATTTGGATAATTTAAAGAATAATCATAAAGGTAAGATTTATGTGTTGACTCCTGATATGATTAATGAAGATCCAACTGTAGATACATTAACAAGTTTTGTTGAGAAATATAATTTAGATGTATTGTATGTAGACCAACAAACATTGTTAACTGATAGAAACAAAGCAAGAACATCTTTTGAAAAAGCAGCAAATATTTCAAAAGATATCAAAATGTTACAGGTAAGAAAACATATTCCGATTATAACTGTAACGCAGCAGAACAGAACATCTGTTGAAGATAATAGTTTTGCAGGAACTGAACATATTGGTCAATCAGATAGAATTGGTCAGGATAGTACAACTATTTTAGGTGTAAGTCAGAAAGATGGTATTATGACTTTACATATTATTAAAGCAAGAGATGGTGGAACAGGAAAGACGTTAAACTATTCTATTGATCTTGATACTGGAAAGTTTGAATATATTCAAGAAGAAGGAGAACTTGAAGAGATTAAAACTGAAGAAGAGCAGACTGGAACATTTACTCCAAGGAATTATGAAGTAGAATCAGATGAATTACCGTTTTAATTATGGAACAATTAGTAGTAAAAGATAGAGTAATAGGTAAAGATATTATAGACATTTTATATGACATACAAAAATCATGTAAAAATGGTAAGTTATCTCATATAAGAGTTAGTGGAACTGGTATAGCTGTTACATGTCCATCACATAATGGAGGACAAGAAAAACATCCATCATGTTTTATTAACATACAAAATGAAGAAGTTCCATTAGGAATGTGTCATTGTTTTACTTGTGGATTTAAGGGATCATTTAGTAAATTTGTCGGTGAATGTTTTAATAGAGATGAGGAGTATGGAGAAAATTGGTTACTTAGTAATTATGGAACAGATTATGTAAAGAAAGAATTTAATCTTGAAAAGATAAAACTTCATCATGAAAAAATTGATAATATTGATGAGTCGATATTAGATACATTTGAATCGTATCATCCATATATGACTCAAAGAAAAATAAGTAATGATATTATTGAAAAATTTAAAATTAAATATGATCCAAAATCTCAATGTATAGTTTTTCCTGTAAGAGATAGATATGGAAAATTAAAATATCTTACGAGAAGAAGTGTTAATAGTAAGATGTTTATGATTGACGGTAAAGCTGATAAAAGTAATATTTTTGGATTAAGTGAAATAATAAAAGATAATTGTAGAGAAGTTGTTGTATGTGAATCTCAAATTAATGCATTAACATCATGGAGTTATGGTCATCCAGCAATAGCATTGATAGGAGCAGGTACAACAAAAGAACAAATGAATGAACTCAATAATACAGGAGTAAGACATTGGATATTAGCATATGATGGAGATGATGCAGGAGATAAAGGTGCAAATAGATTCATTAGTATGGCAAGAAAAGATGTTTTTATTGATAAGATTGAGTTTAATAGAGGACAAGATCTAAATGATCTTAGTAAAGATGAATTCGAAATTAGTTTACAAAATGCAAAAAGAATTATATAATGTTAGTATAAAGGAGATGTTATAAATTTATGGCGTACATGAGTAGAGAAGAATTTCTCAAAATGCAATCCGAAAGAGAACAGAGGCAGGAACAGCGTCAGACTCAGGGCCCTCGAGTCGGTTTTTTCTCCCTTAGAGATGATGGTGATGAAGCAGTTGTAAGATTTGCTTATAATTCACCTGATGAGTTTGAAGTATTTACAGTTCATCCTGTAACAATTGATGGTAAGTTTAGAAAAGTAAATTGTATTAATGATTTACGTTTAGGTGTTCATTCTTGTCCATTATGTGCAGCAGGTGTTCAGTTACAACAGAGGTTTTATATCCGTTTAATTGAATATACTAGGGATGAGAATGGAAATATTATACCTCAAGCTAGAATTTGGGAAAGACCAGTAAGTTACATGCAGATTTTAGCTAACTTATTTGCTGAATATGGACCATTGAAAGACAATGTATTCAAGGTAAAGAGATCAGGTGCAAGAGGTGACATGCAGACATCATATTCAATTATGTTTAGCAATCCAACTATTTATAATGAACAATTGTATCCAAAAGATTTTTCAGCATTTGAAAATTATTCACCTTTAGGTACAGCAATTATTGATAGGAATGAGTTAGAATTACAGGCTATGGCAGTTGAAATGGGACTTGAAGTACCTCCGACTGTAGGTGTAAAAGCTGAACCAGAAGTAACAGCTAAAACAACATTTACACCACAGACTGAATACACTCCACCTAAAATGGGAGTAGAAAGACCAACATATACAACTCAAAGTGGAATGACAAGAACTCCAGTTAAATACTAAGAGAGGTAGAAATACCTCTTTTAGTTTACATTAATAGTTTTATTTATTATAATGTATAAGTAAAAGGAGATCTTTGTATGGAGCAATTGTCACTTTGGGGTGAAGAGTTTACTATAAAAGAAGAAGATTTAAAAAAGATTATTAATAAATCTAAAGCAAAGAAAGTAGTAAAAGAAGTCTCTTTAGAAAAGAAACTTAAATCTAAAAGTGTTTCTGTAGAAGAAAAAATGGAACTTATTGAACAAGACGTCAATAAGATTTTAGGTAAATATAAAGATGATGTTGTAACAATAAGAGATTTAGATGAATATAAATCTTATATTGATAAAGCAATTGAAAATGGAATTATTGCAATAGATACAGAAACAAATAATACATTAGATACAATTGATGGTTTATTAATGGGATTATGTTTATATACTCCAGAAATGAAGTCAGCATATATCCCAGTTAATCATGTAAATAAAGATACTGAGGTGTTATTAAATCATCAATTAACATGTGAACAAATTGGTAATGAGCTTAAGAGATTGATAGATAATAATGTAAAATGTATTTATCATAATGCGTCATTTGATATTGAAGTTATCTATTCAAATTGTAATGTAATGCTTCCAGTTTATTGGGATACTTTAGCTGGAGCAAAGTTATTAAATGAAAATGAATTAGCAGGTTTGAAAGCTCAATATAGATTGCATATTGATCAAGATCAAGAGAAGTATGATATTGAGCACTTATTTAAAGGATTACCATATGCAATTTTTAAGCCTGAATTATTTGCATTATATGCAGCAACTGATACTTTAATTACTTATAGGTTATATGAATATCAGTTAAAAGAATTTGAAAAAGATGATAATAAAGAAATTTACTCTGTTTTAAGAGATATTGAGATTCCAATTATTCCAGTAATTGTTGGAATGGAGTTAAGGGGCATTGATGTTGATTTAGAGTATGGTAAGAAAATTTCTAAGGAATTTCATAGGAGATCTGATGAAGTTCAAAAAGAAATTGATGCTGAATTAGAAAGACTTAAACCATATATTGATGAATGGAAATTATCTTCAGCTGCAAATATTAAACAGATGGGAAGAACTGGTAAACTTGGTAAGTCTAAAGTAGAGCAGTTATCAGATCCTATAGAGTTAAGTAGTCCTACACAAATGGCAATTCTTTTATATGACATTTTGGAAGTTCCAGTTGTGGACAAAAAACATCCAAGAGGAACCGGTGCAGATATATTAGAGGAATTAGCACCGAAGGTTAAGATATGTGAAATTCTTTTAAAGAAGAGAGAAATTGATATCTTAATTAATACATTTATAGATAAGATTCCTGAGTATGTAAAGAAAGATGGAACATTGCATGCAAAGTTTAATAGCATGGGAACTGTAACTGGAAGATTTTCAAGTACATCACCAAACTTACAACAAATACCTTCTCATGATAAGACAATTAGAATGATGTTTAAAGCGAGACCTGGATGTTCAATTGTAGGGGCAGATTTTAGTGCTCAAGAACCACGTTCATTAGCGTCATTTAGTAATGATGAAGATATGTTAAAGGCATATGATGAAGGTAAAGATTTATATGCAGTCATCGGTAGTAAGTGTTTTCATAATAATTATGAAGATAATTTGGAATTTAATCCAGTAACTCATGAACTTCAACCTGAAGGAAAGTCTAGAAGAAGTAAAGCAAAAGCTATTCAGTTAGCGATTAGTTATGGAATGTCAGCAAGATCTTTAGCTGAAAGAATTGATTCATCATTAGAAGAAGCTGAAACAATTATTGATGATTTCTACAAAGGTTTTTCTGGTGTTAAGAAGTTCACTGATGATTCTCAGAAAATGTTAAAAGAAAAAGGTTACGTAACTGATATGTGGGGTAGAAGGAGAAGAATTCCAGATGCTCAGTTAGAACCGTTTGAAATTACACCAATTAAAACAATTAATAATTTTAATCCTCTTATTGGAGCTGTTGAACATGAAGACAAAGCTTTACAAATGAAGATTAATAATTATAAAGATAAGTTATTAAAAGCAAAGTGGAAGAAAGATGTTAATGCAATAACAGAGCAAGCACGAAATGATGGTTTAAATGTTAGGAATAATAATGGTTTTATTAGTAGAGCTGTAAGGCAGTGTGTTAATGCAAGAATTCAAGGTACAGCTGCTTCTATGACAAAACGTGCAATGATCATGATTGATAATGATGAAGAGTTAAATAGATTAGGATTTAAACTTCTTATAACAGTTCATGATGAAGTATTAGGTGAATGTCCAAAAGAAAATTCAGCTGAAGCTTCTAAGAGATTGTCTGAGGTAATGGTTAATGCAGCAAAAGAGAAATGTTCATGTAAATTTAAATGTGATGGATATGAAGTATCTCGCTGGTACGAAGATGAATGTTCTGCTGAAGTTTTAAAAGATTATAATAATTTAGTTAAAAAGGGAGTAAATGAAATTAAAGCTCTACAAGATATAAAAGATAAATACTCAATGATTAAACCTGAGTATGTTGAACAAATGTGTAAAGATGAATATAAAATAAATACTAATGAGGATATTTAGTTTACTAATTATCCTCTTTGTGTTACTATATAATAGAGGTATAATAAAATGCTAAAGATTAAACAGTTTAGTGACAAAGAAGTTGTTTTTGAAGATGAAAATGGATCTGAGTTTGTTTTAACTTGTAAAAATGAAACAGACAGATTTGATATTGACACAATTGAAGACATTTTAGATTGGGATGTTAGAACGAGAAAGGAAGATAATTAATTTTTTATTTGTTTTGTTAGATATGGATGTAGTTGGAAAATTTTTGTTGCTAAATTTAATATAAGGAGTTTTAAAATGAATTTAAATGATTTATATGAAAAAGTAAGCAAAAAGTTTTCTAAGGATGAACTGCAGACAATTTATTACAATAATACAAAACATTATATGGAAACTTGGTCTGTAGATAATTTTAATGTTTCTTGATATTTTATGAGAAAAATAATATTAGATTATTATAAGATAGAGAAGAAGCCAAGAGATATTTGGATTAAACAGAGAAATGATCATATGTTATCTACCAAAAAAGAAAGATATGAAAATGGTAGTTATGACTATGATAAGTTTTCTAAAACAATGAATGAGCTATATGGTGGTATAGGGAATTCGTCACCTGAGATATTTGAGAAACAAAAGAAAAAGATGGTTGAATTATATGGTGTTGAATTTCCTTCGCAGTCAGATGAACTGAATAAAAATATGTGAACATCTGAGTCTTTCGAAAAGGGTAGACAAACTTTATTTAAAAGAACTGGGTATTACTGTAATTGAGACAATCCAGATATAGGTGGTAAAGGTAGAGAAAGTAGCCATAGTAAAGAGTCTATAGAAAAGGCTAAGTTTACCAGAGAAGAAACGCTAAAAAATTATCGTGGAGGTAAAAAAGAGTTTTATAAAAGTGTTACTAATAAGAGAGAAAATACAATAAATTCTTACAATGGTGGAAGAGAAAAATATTATAGTGATAGACAGAAAAATATAAATAAGTTTAGAAAATACTTATATGATAATATAAGATTTGATTCATCATGAGAATTAATATACTATGTATACAGTAAAGATAATGGTATTGATATAAGAAGATGTGAAGATGAACATTTCGAATATTATTATAATAATAAAAAATATTTATATTATCCAGATTTCATTGTTAATGGTGAATTTGTAGACATAAAAGGTGATCATTATTTAAATGGTGATGGTAGTCTAAGAAAAGTATATAAAAATCAAGATTTAAACAAACTAAAGTGTAAATATAGATGTATGATTGATAATAATGTTAGATTATTATCTTCTAAAGATCTTAAAAAAGAATTTAAGTATTGTAATGATAAATTTGGTAGAAGAGATTGGTTTAATGACTATTTAGTTTATAATAAAAAATAAATGTAATAAAATATAATAAAAAGAGTAGTTTAAACTACTCTAGGGAGGTAGAATTATTAATTGTATCGTATCTGGAATGGATGCTGTAGGTAAATCATTTTTATGTGATAAACTTGTAAAGAAATATAATTTAGATGTTATTCACTCTACAGCAAAAACTAGTAATACTCTTGAATATCATTTAAATTTGTTAGACTATCATGATAACACATTTTTTGATAGATTTCATACAGGTGAATTAATTTTTCCATTTATTTATGGAAGAGAACCTAAAATAACAAGAAGTGAATTTGATTTAATTACAAGACGTATTATTGAGAACAATGATATGTACATTATTATGTATTCATCTGATCCTCAGTTGATTAGAGATAGGCTTGCTGAAAGAGGTGAGGATACAGCTTGGGAAATTGATGAACAGACTAAAAGATATGAAGAAGTTGCAGCTTATGTTTTAGATAAGTTTGGTTGGTATAAAAATATTTATGTTTGTGATGTAGCTCTTCCATATGCATATGATAAATTAGACCAGTGGATTGAAGAACATTTTGGTAAGAAGACAGTTAATGTAGCTTATCGTAAATTATGTAAAGATCTTTATGAAAAAGGTCATGTAATGGAGACAAGGAACATTCGTGGTGGTACAAAAGAACTTTGTAACTATATGTTTACTATTGATGATCTTGATTCAGAATATGTAACTCTTCTAAACGGTAAGACTAATTTAACATATCTAGCAGCTGAGTTACTTTGGTATTGGTCATCAAGAAATGATACTGAGTTTATTGGTAAATTTGGTTCAATGTGGAAGAAATTATCTGATGATGGTGTAACAAATAATTCTGCATATGGATATATTCTTCAAGAAAAACATGGATTTAATCAGATTGAAAAGATCATTGAACTTCTTACAGTTGATCCTTATTCTAGAAGAGCTGTAATGAATATTAATGTACCAAATGAAAAAGTTATTGAAACAAAAGATGAACCATGTACAGTTTGTTTAGATTATCAGATTAGAAATGGTAAGCTTCATTGTACATGTGTAATGAGAAGTAATGATGTAAACTTTGGTCTTAGAAATGATTTAGGATTCTTTATTTATCTTCAGAAGTATATTGCAAGAAGATTAAATATTCCAGTTGGTACATATACACATTTTGCAATGTCAATTCATTTTTATGACAGAGATACAAAATTTATTAAAGATATTGCATATGGAACAATGGAAACAGAAGGTGAAATTCTTGATATTGATTCATTAATTAATAACAAAGATATGTTAATTGATTGGATTGATAATTCATTTACAAATAAAGATGATTTTAAAGAATTGTTAAGAAAAAATAATATTATTAAATGCCCTGTATATTAATATATGAATAAAGTTGCATTAATAAAATTAGGGTGCAGATTTGCACTAAACTCAAAATCAAAAACTGGAGGTGTTCAAGAAGCAATTAGTATTATTGATATGCTGAACACCTCTGGTATTCAAGTTGATGTTTATGACAAGATATTAAACGGTGATGAACAATCAACAAGTAAGTTATTAAATATTTATAATATTGATAAGGTTGAAACAGGGCTGTTTGATGAAGTACTTCCATATTATGAAACAGTTAATGATCAAGGATATGATGCATTAATAGTATTGAATGGAAATGTTACATATTTTGGTGGTGAAGATAGACCTCATGAAACAAAAAAGTTAATTATTCTTAATGAATTTGTAGGTCCAGTATTTTACATTATAGGTGATTTTAATTTAATTCTTAAGAACAATGAAAAATCTTTATTAGCTAAAAAGTGGGTTCATAACTATGATGGACATAAATTAGCAACTGATAGAGATGATATTATTTATATTTCTCAAGGTAAAGAGACACAAAAATTATTTGATCATTTAAATAATTCTAAATCATCTTCAACAGTTCATGTAAAAGATGTAAAATATTTTCCAATTGAAAAGTTCCCTTGGTTTGCTATGGATTATGGTAAATTTAATGAAAATCCAGAATTTGATTTAATTTATGGAGGAAATTTCAGAGGTGGAAGTAGAGAAGCCGACATGATAAAATTTTTATTTGGTTATCCAAATGATATTAGAGTAAGAGTTTTTGGAGCTATATCAGAGAAGCAATTTAATAAATCTAAAGTTGGAGATTTAAGAAGTCCAGAATTTAATTCGAAGTCATATGATTATTTAACATATTGTGCAGAATTAAATAAATCTAAATCTATTATCATCATAGGTGATGGTAAAGATAAACTCTACAATAAGACAGCCGCAAGAGTATTTGAGTCTGTAAGAATGGGATTGGTACTTTTTATTGATGAAAGTTTAGATCCTAATAAAACAGTATTTAATAATGATGAGTTGAAAGAATTCTGCTATGTTAATTCTAGAAGTGATGTTATTGAAAAGCTTGAAAAATTAAAGGATATTGAATTTAGAAAGCACATAGTTGATTTAGAAAGACAAGATTTAGATTGTACATATAAAGATTATTGTGATCAATTTAAAGAGTTGTTAGAATCGGAGATTTAAATGGAAGCATTAGGAATGTATATATTTGGAGGATCTCAAGCATTAGGTCACATGAAGGCTGGATGAAATGTTGATAGAATATTAGAAATATCAGATGAAATGCTTGAACAAAACTCTTATCATTTTATTAGGAATTATCCAGATATTCCAGTTATTAAGCTTTCAGAGTGAAATAATAATGAGTATATTGAATCATTGAAAGGTAAATATGATTTATTATTTGGAAATCCTCCATGCTCAGGATTAAGTTCTATAAATAGAAATGCTAATGTCAATAATGATATTAATAAGCATATTTATGAAGTAGCAGATATGATAGATAGAATTGAGCCTAAATCATTTTTAATTGAAAATGCTCCTACGTTAATTGCAAGAGGTCTTCCAATTCTTAAAGATATATCTAAGAAATTAAGTAATAAATATCGTATAACTATTATAACTGATCTTGCTGGAAATCATAATGTGCCAATGTTTAGAAAGAGAACTTTGGTAGTTGGATGGAATAGAAATTATTTTGAATCTATGCCAATTATTAATTGTATTGTTAATAATAATTATACTGTAGGTAAAGCTCTATCAGGATTAACAGGAGACAGTCCTGATATGGTTAAAATAGATTTAAATGATAAATATGATTTTTCTAGATTCTATTCTCTAGTTAAACCTGGTGATCCTGTTGTAAAGACGCTTTGTGAAAATTATGAATCTATTAAAGATAAACTTTCAGAAGATGAGAAAGTTTTAGTGCTAAGAACTAAAGAGAAGTATGACAAAGGTGGAAGTGTTTGAGATAAATCACCTTTAAGATTAGATCTTAATGGAAGAGCTCCTAGTATAACAAGTGTAAATAGGTATATTCATCCCACAGAAAATAGAGATATTTATGTAAGAGAATGTGCAAGGTTGATGGGTTATCCTGATTCATTTAAATTTTATAATGGTTCAAAAGTATCAACAATTCAGTGTGTAGCACAAGGAGTTCCCGTTAATTTTATTGAGTATATTTCAAGTGAGATCATGTCTCAGTTTAAAAATAAAGTTTACTATAAAGAAGATTGTGATATAATGTATATAGATCAGTCTTCTGGTATTCAGAAGATAACTATATTTAGCATTGATGATTTTGTTAAATGTGAAAATATTCATAAAAATGATCATACCATGGAAGAGGTGAGTTTGTGGTAGTTAATGATTCAACAAGTTATGTAGCCGCTTTTTATGAGTGGCAAAGAGAATGTGAAAGACAAGCAGAAAGAGAGGAAAAGATGGAAGAATTTGTAGCACCAGTATTGAAGGTAAAGTTATTAAGTGAAAATGCAAAGATGCCTACTAGAGGCACTCCAGGATCATCTGGATTAGATGTTTATACACCAATGGATGTTATTATTCCAGCTTGAGGAGATGCTCTTATTCCTTTAGATTTATCATTTGAAATTCCTTATGGTTGGGACTTATCAGTTTATAATAAGTCTGGAGTTTCTACTAAAAAGAAATTATTTAAAGGTGCTGAGTTGATTGATAGTGATTATAGAGGAAATTGTCATATTCATTTATTTAATCATTCAGATGTTGATATAGAGTTCAAAAAAGGAGATAAAATCTCACAATTAGTAATGAGACCTGTTTGGATGGGTGATGTTGTTCAGGTTGATGAACTTGATGAAACTGTTCGCGGTGCTGGTGGATTTGGAAGTACAGGAGATAGATAGATGATTTTAAATAGCAAAGATTTTATTTCTGCATGTCAAAGTATTTTATTTGCAATTGATAGTAAAAATGTTTCTCTTTTAACTGAGACTCTTGAATTATCAGCTAATGGTACAGTATTAAATCTTAATGTAACTAATAAAGAATATTATGTTACAGTACATTTTGATCTTAATGAAGAAACAAACTTTAAGGCTGCTGTTGATGCAAAGTTATTCTTATCATTAATTAGCAAAATTACTTCAGATACAATTGAAATTACAGTTGAAGAAAATTTCATTAAGATTAAAGGTAATGGTGATTATAAGTTACCAATGATTTATAATAATGGTGAGTTAATGTCATTGCCAACTATTGATATTCAAAATGTTACTAATGATATGAATATTGATAGTCAGATTCTTCAGTCAATTTTAGTTTATAATTCTAAAGAATTGCAGAGAGGTATTGCAGCTAAGCCTGTGCAGAAATATTATTATGTAGATGAGCATGGTGCAATTACATTCACATCTGGTGCTTGTGTTAATAGCTTTACACTTGAAAAACCTATTAAGATTTTATTAAGTGATAAAGTTGTAAAATTATTTAAGTTATTTAAAGATGATGCAGCAGTAAAGTTTGAAATTGGACAGGATCAAGTCACAGAAGATATGATTCAGACTAAAGTAAGATTTAGTACTGACAAAGTTGTATTAACTGCAAAGTTATCAGATTCAAGTCTTGTGTCTAGTGTGCCAGTGTCTGCAATCAGGGGTATGGCAACTAAGGATTATACTTATTCAGCAGTTGTCAATAAGACAGCATTATTACAAGCTCTTGGAAGATTAATGTTATTTAATAATGGTTCTAAGAATTATGGTAAATTTGAATTTACAAAAGATAACGTTACAATTAGTGACTGGTCTTCAGATAATAAGGAAGTTGTACAGTTCTCTAATGAAGTAGAAAATCTTGAAAGTTATACTGCATTATTAAATACAGACAACTTATCTCTTATCATTAATGGATGTGATGAAGATTATATTACTATTTGTTTTGGAGATGGAAGAGCATTCTGTTGTGTACAGCCTACAGTAACAGATATTATTCCAGAGTTAAAGGTCTCTGAATAATGGCTTCACGCGGTAAGAAATTTGAGGACCGATTTAAATCAGATTGAGTAGAATCGGTCCCTGATTCTGTTTGCTATAGACTCTATGATACAATGTCAGGGTATATGGGACAGAGAAATGTTGGTGACTTTATTTGTTATAAATATCCTTTAATGTTTATAATTGATTGTAAGTCAATTCAAGGTAATACACTTCCATTTTCTGATTTAAGACAATATGATCAGATGTTGGAATATAAAAATATAAAAGGTGTTCGTGTTGGATTTGTTGTGTGGTTTGTTGATCATGATAAAGTATTATGGATACCAGTTCAGACAATGGAAAAGATTCAGAAAGAAGGATTGAAATCATATAATATTAGAAAAATGTTTGATAATGACGATTATCCTATCTTAGAGATTCCATCATATAAATTAAGAACATTTATGAAAAGTAATTATTCAGAGTTAATTAATTATGGCAAAAGTACAGATTAACCAGGAAGATTTATTACAACATGCTCAAGAATTAAATTCTAATATGGAATATTTTGAATCAATTGGTAGACCTTTATTAGAGGAATATTCAAAAGATTTAGATGAAAAGGTAGGAGCAGTTAAATCTTATCTTGATCAGTGTAGGCAGTATGATTTAGATTTTGATATTTTATCTATTCAGAAGGCATTATTAGATTTAACAACTACAATATTCTTTACAACAGAAAAACTTGAGAAGATTGGTTGGTTAGAAGATGTAAGTAAATTACAATATCAAACTACGTATAATAATGCATATCTTGAAAAGCAGGGTAATTATGCTGCTGGAGAAAAATATACTGTTCAGCAATTAAGAGCTCATGCTGATCAAACTGCATTGTCAGATAATGTTCTTAATTTTATTTATTCAAGGTGCAGTAAAATTTTAAAAGATAAAGTAGACCAAGCAAATGATGTTGCTAAAGCATTGTCTAAAATTCTTAGTTCAAAAATTCAAGAAATGCAAACATTTAATTATTCTCAGAAACATATGTAAGAGTTAGTTTACAATACTAACTCTTTTTTATATAATAAAATAGAGAGGTTTTATTATGAGATATAGTTTTTCAGCAACATCTACTTGGTGGGAATGTCCTTTTAAATATAAGTTAAGATATTTAGATAAATTAAAAACAAAACCTGATTTAAGACCTGACAATCCTTTAATGGAAGGTACTGCAATGCATGAGGCGATAGAAAAACGCAGTATTAATGAAGGCATTAATAATTATAAATCTAATTTTCCTGTGTTAACTAAAGATCATGATATTGAGATTTATAAGATGGAACAATTGATGAAAAAGGCAATTGAGCAAATTCCTGAAGGTGAATATGAGTATAAACTTGTAACAGATGATTTTATAGGATATATTGACGGATTAGTTAAAGTTGAAGATGGAGTTTATGATCTTTATGATTTTAAATTTACAGCATCAAGTCCATCAAAGTATTTAAAATCTGGTCAAATTCATTTGTATAAATATTATTATGAGCATCTAACTGGAAATAAAATACGTGATATGTATTATGCTATAGTTCCAAAATGTACAGAAAAATTAACAGAAGATCTATCTGAAGAAGACTTAAAAGAAAAAATTAATAAGTGGATATTAAAGAAAGATGTGCAATTTATTAAAGTTGATTATGATGAAAAACAAGTTAGATGGTTCTTTGCTAGAAAAGCTCTTATAGAAAAAGCAACTTCATTTGAAAAACGCTATAGTCTTACATGCAGATGGTGTGAGTATGCTAAGTATTGTAAAACAAATGGCAAAGATAGATCAGAGTTAGTAGAAGAGGTGATAGAACCTGTAGTTGAAGAAGTGTCTCTATTTTAAAAAGATGATCAGCTTAAGCTGATCATCTTTTTATTGTTCTCAATACATTTTATCTGATACAGTCACATAAGTATAATTAATAAAATTTAATAGGCAGCATAAACTTTCATATTATCTACCTGAGCTGTACTTCCAAAAGATAAAGTTTGTCCTTTCATTAAAGGGAATATATATGTCTGTCAATTTTGTGATTGACCTAAATATATATTGACTCCATTTATACTTATATTTCCAACATTAATACTTGAATAAATATTGACTCAACAATTTTGCGTAGCAGTGTATGGATTTGTAACTGTACTTACTAATACTTTATCAGTATTAATACCTCATGACGTCGTTCTACTTAAAATACAATTTCCCATAGTTATTTCGCTGCATATACAAACATTTTATCCACTTGAGCTGAATCACCGAAAGTCAGTGTTTGACCTTTAGCAAGAGGAATTATATAAGTCATTCAGTTTCCAGTTTGACCTAACCAAATATTAACATTGTCAATCTTTATACTTCCAACATTTACACTAGAGTAAATATTTACGTAACAGTCTTGCGGTGCTACGTAAGGAGATGTAACAGTAGATGTCAATAAGCTTTTAGTATTAATTCCAAATGAACTTTTATTATTAGTTAATATACAATCCAAAATATTTATATTTAATGTTAACACTTTTTAAAATCCATTTAAGGATAGTGCTTCCGAGACAATTAAATATCTTCCTCCTTTATTAAAATTATAAAAGATGACCATCTACGAACTTTCTCAGAATTTAAAGTGTCAAAGCCTCCGGTACATCTTTATTGTATTTAAGATAATATACAATAAATTTAGCAT